TCTTGGATCTTGTGCCATCATTGGTGGTTCGAGTGGTGCTTCTGGCTGGCTTATTATATCGGAAATGGGAGTAGAGTCCATAGTCTGTTTATTTTCACTCATATTTTTTTCAGGCATAATATTCGGCGGTTGTGGTGCTCCATTTGGTATAAAATTCGTTGATTGATTATTATTTAGATTGACCATACCATCATTAGAATCTGATAAATTCATTGTATATACGTCCGTCATATATTATAGAAAACTTTTTTCGTTTTTAATGATTACGCATTAGCCTGGATTATTTACGTAACGTATAATTTGGGTATAAACACCCAAATGTTTTCATAATTCTAGGTAAATCGTTTAGTTCGTCGTATTGAGACATGTCATGATCTATGAAAACTGTTCGTGTTTCATGACATATGTCTATCAATACACGATATCCATCGTCTCGATCTGGTGTTTTTGTATATACTGGTATAAGTGCGGGTCGTGGTAATGATATATGATTTAATGCTGAACTTATTTTTCTAGAAAAAAGTCTTATCATTTCTTTTTAATAATTTTTAATGGTGTCGTTTTTTTAACTGTGTTTCTGTCACCTAATTTAAAGTTTCCATGTTTTGGATTAAACATTTTCTTATGTGTTTGCCAGTATTGAGGTGCTCCTACCTTGAAGTTTTTCCTAAGCTTTGCTTTGTACCAAAAAACACAATCTTCTATCCTGTTACTTTTTGATGTATTATCTAAAACTAAACATTCGTAATTTTCAGTACATGAATCCATGACCTTATTGAACATGTCAAACGTTGGAAAAATACCGAAAAAGGATTTGTATAACTTTTCTCGGTTCTGTATGATATTTTCACGAAGAATGAAAACGTAATCAACGTTTGCTCTAAGCGCTGGTGGTAAATCCATACAGTATTGCATGGTTAGCATAAAAAATATTTTCCAGTGACGCCCATTCATAAAGCATTGGCGGATACACGTATCTTTCATAAACTTAGAATCATACATACAATCGTCTAAAAGTAGAAATGCACCACAATTGCTTCGACCTGCACCAACGAGTTTCTTTTGTCTATCCATAACACGTTCTATAGCTTCTCTATCATAATCTGCATATATGAATAGGTCAGGAACGTACTGTTGATAATAGTGATTACCTTCTTCAGTTGCTGATAAGACTATTCCTGCTGGTAAATGTTTCTTGTGATATAAGATATCCGTAACGAGTGTTGATTTTCCAGTGTTACGCTTACCTATAAAAACACAGACCTTATCATCAGCCATACCTTCAGGCTTGAATTTTCGAAGTTGAAGATTCATTTAACTTAATGCCTCGTTTTATTTTATAAAATTTTACTCACATAGAGTAAGAATGGCTGGTCGATTAAACCTTGCTGTCACGGGTATCCAGGACCAATGGCTTACTGGCGAACCTGAGTTTTCTTATTTCCTCATGAATTTTAAAAGACACACTAAATTTTCCATAGAACCTATAGAAACACCTTTTGATGGTTCTATTGATTTTGATACGGCTTTGGAGTGTCGAATACCCCAAAATAAAGGCGATCTTATTCGGAATATGATGTTTAAATTTACTTTACCTCAACCTAAACAAGTGGATAAAACATTTACGGTTACTGTGAGTGGTGGTAAGTTTTATATAGACGGTGTTCAACAAGATACAATTACACTTTACGAAGGTACTACGTATACATTCAATAACGCAGACCATGCATCTCACCCTTTTAGGTTTTCGGAAACGTCGGATGGTACTCACGGTGGTGGTTCAGAATACGACACAACAGGTGTTACGAATGCGGGGTCTGCTACTGTTACTTTTGTACCTAGTGATGGAGCTCCATCAACTTTACATTATTATTGTGGCGCACATCCTGGTATGGGTGGAACTATAAATGTACGTCTTCTTAGGTATAGGGAATCTATTGCTTCGTATATTATAGACTATGCAGATTTACGTATAGGTGGTCAAACTATAGAGCGTATAACGGGTGATTATATATACATGTATAATCAGATACACAGTAACGAAGATGATATTTTACAAACCCTTTACTTTTTATCGGGGCATGGTAATCATATATCTGTAACGTACGATTGGGATTATAGTGTTTTTTTACCGTTTTACTTTTTTAGACACCCAAGTTTAGCTATACCTGTATGCGGACTTACTAAACAACTTGTAGATGTACGAATAAAGTTTAAGAAACTGGACGATGTAACTGAATCGTTAAACAGATCGGATTCTTCTATATCTGATCCACCAACGGGTATAACATCTGAACTTAAAAAGGTTTCGCTCGTGAATGAGTTCTTTTTTATTACAGAGAATGAAAAGAATTTTATATTATCAAGACCAATCGAGTATGTTATTACACAACTTCAAAAATCAGAATTTAAATTTAAAGCTGGTGAATCTAAAAAATCTGGTATGCTTAATTTTAAACACCCCGTTAAGGAAATGTTTTTTCTTGCGGTGAGCGATGATGTACATAAGTATGAAACGATTAAACAGGTTACCATGAAGTTTAATAATAATACGATCGTAGACGCTGATACTTTAATGTTATGTTACGAACAACCTCTTAAATATTATACGGGTATAACGAAAGGTAATTTCGGTGTGTATAGTTTCTCAATGAATCCAGAAACGTATTACCCTACCGGGCAAGTTAATATGAGTAGAATAGCACACAATTTAATAGAAATAGAACTCGATACACCGGATGCTAATTTTGGACACAAAGTATATGTATATGCAGTAAACTATAATGTTTTGCGCATTGAGAGCGGGCTTGGTGGTTTAAAATTTTAGTCATATATAATAGTAATGGCTGGTCGTGTTCAATTAGAAATATCTGGCCCACAGGACGCCTTTTTTACGGATGATCCCGAATATACGTACTTCGTAAAAAATTTTCAAAAACATACAAATTTTGCACCTTTTTTCCACGATTTAGACGTGGAAGGTGAAGTTGAGTTTGGTAGTACGGTAAGGTGTACTATACCACAAGATCAGGGTGATCTTATCAAAACTGTAAGTTTGAAGTTTGAGTTATCTAGCATACAACAAAATTTGATTAATGGTATAGATGGTATAGGTTACATCGAGTCTATAGGACACGCTATTATTGAGTATGCTGAAATATTAATCGGTGGTAAGGTTATTCAGCACATACCAAGCGATTTTTTAGCGATTTACTTTGATAATTATGTAACGCATACAAAACAAGAAAACCTTGCTAAACTTGTTGGTAAGCCTCCTATAGAGGCATCTGGTACTCCTGTCGATTCAACATCAATAGGGGGGTATTTAGGACTTGCTACGTCTAACCAAAAATTTTTCGTCGATATCCCCTTTTATTTTTATAATAATCCCGAACTTGCTATTCCTATTTGTGCTATAGATAAACAAGAAGTTGAGATTGTTATTAAACTTAGGGAACGTGGTGATTGTGTATGGGGTTATAGTGCTTCACAACCCAATTATATATATTATTTAGCTGATTATGTACCTACAAAAGGTCTTATTAAAGACATGAAAATAACGACCGAAATGGTATCTTTGGATAGTGAAGAAAGGGCTAAATTGAAATCTGAAAAAATAGATTATACAATTACACAAATTCAAGAATATAAGGATATAATACCCCAGGATCCAGATGTTAGTAGTCTAGTAAATACAACACATAGACTTAATTTTACAAACCCTGTAAAGGAACTGTTTTTTATAATTCAAAGAATGAGAAAAGTGACAGGTGGTAAGTTTGTTAGTAATTTTGATTACGATTCACTTTTTCAATTATATAGTACCACTAATTCATATACGAATTTTGAACATTTACAAAGACTCGCTTTAACTTTGGATGATTCTGATGTTATCGAAGGAGCTTCTGGTGAGATTATAAATTTACGCGCAGTTCAAAGTGGAATACACCATACCAGAACACAAGTGTTCAGGCGATACTATTCGTATAGTTTTGCTTTAGAACCCGAACGTTGGTATCCAACAGGTCAAATCAACTTTAGTATGATTAAAGATCAGATACTCAAACTTACAACAACACCCGATAACTATTGTAAAAGAGAGCTTAGAGTTTTGGCGCAAAGTTATAATATACTCCGAGTGGAGAACGGTATAGCTAAAACAATATACAATACATAATGAATTTACTTGAAAAAGATGCACAGGATAACATCGTAGAACAGATACAACAATCTGCTATAAACGTTGTTCAACCAGTTATGGAACAGTCTATGGTTCTTGCAGCAGAATACGCTAAAGCGTGTGGTCGTGATACTGTATTAGGAAGAGACCTTGAATATGCGATGAAATATTGTGCAATGAATGAAGTTGGTAAAAAGACGGGTTCGTACTTTCCAGAGATTTACGAAGAAGATGAAGAGAGTTGTAGCGAGGATGATTTGGAAATTATAGATGAATGTGATGAAGATATTGAGTTTAAAAGATACTCAGGACGAGACTATAAATTTGTTAAAATGAACATGGCACATGATAATTGGGGTACGTGGGTGCCGAAAAATCCGACAGAACAGATGTTAAAAAATGCTATAGATAATAATGAACAACTCGGGTCCTGAAGGTTGGTCGTCTAAATCTGGGTATTTTAAATTATCAGATGATATATCTTCAGATGGGGATATATCAGATGAAGATAGTGAGACTGAAACTGAATCGGAATCATCAGGGTATAATTCAAGTAAAGATGAAAAGCCCAGAATGATGAAAGGTTATATGAAAAATACAAAAAAGTATAAAAAAATTTTATTCGAAGATGATTTTCTCCCAGAATAAAATCTCAATTTAATATATAAAAAATGTCTGCTCAAGAAACTGCTGTACTCGTCGCCCGCGAACTCGAAGGTCAATCTCTCAACGCTATCGTTGCCGGTTTTTCCTTTGCCGCCGCCCTCTCATGGATGGATTTGGTGAGATGGGTTGTTAACCAAATCGTCAAAGTCAACAAGAATGGTGGTATGAACTACACACTTACTGCGTTGTTCACTACTCTCTTGTCCATCTTGGTCTATGTCGCTGTCTCCCGTGTCTCTTCTAGAGTCCAAAAGCCAGCTGCGCCAATCTTCGCGGTTACTCGATAATTTTCGGTTTTTTCATAACTATGAGTAGGAATAACCCAGTTGCGACTACCAAAAAAATAGATAAAAATGAATCCCATCTATGCGGATCCTCGTATTCGGGGATACTCATAGGCGGTGGAAGAGAGTCATCTCTTCTTAGTTTAGGTATATTCTCAAATTTATCAGTAGAGCATGTTACAGCAAGTTTTAGTATATGATTTGCGTTTCTAAAATCGTATGGTATTAAACGGTTGTTACTACTATAATAAAATTTAACATGTAGATTTTGTATTGTTTTTTGAGCACCAGAGTCGAAATTATGTTCTACAGCGTCATCTACACCAGAGTAGTTAATAACGTCTCCACACATGAGTATTCTTCCAGTATAGAAAGGTGATTCTGAGTAAATGGTCTTGTTAAATTCATCTGAACCGCTACTCAGTTTTACAATAATAGCATCTGGTCCCTGTAAATTGATACTACCGGTTGTGAGTGATGAACTTGTCGATGATATATCATTTGCTGGGAGACCAAAAACATCGTGTGGAGTGGTGTATCCAGTTATTGTAGAATCGTAACCATTTGTACCCGTTTTAAATTTTAACTGAAAATCAGTTGAACCGGTTATGGTTATAGAGTTCTTATCTTTATCAAATGTAGCACCTGTAATGGGTCCGGCTACTGCTGTCGATGCTGCAACGAGTTCAGTTGCAAGTTCTTTTCCACCGTAGTTTCCTTCTGTGAGTGTTAGTGTATAATCCGTGTTAGCACTAATATTTCGTACCTGAAATACTTTGTTTCTTGCATGTATCAAAAACTGACTATGGTGAATACGGGCTGATATCATTGATATTTTTGTAACTTCATAAATGGGTGTTTTCAAAAATACTGTATAGTCTGCTGGATTTGGATACAGTTCTGGGTTACGCTCTCCACTATCTATGTCTAGGGTATGTACCTTCATTAAAATAACGGGCTATTATTTTAATGAGTGTTTTTACTTAATTAATTTAAGAAAGGCTGTGTGCAATTGGGTTTTGTACGAGTTGTCTTCTTGCCAAATCTAAACTATTGTTAGTTGCATTTGGATTAATATTACCTTTATACGCGTTGAATTGGTTATAATCATTTTG